AGTTTGTGCGAGTTCAGAAACTAAATCATAGATACTGATATTAGATTTAATATCTGTATATTCTTCCTCAATTATGAAATCTAAATCGTGTCTAGGTGCGACTATTACGTGTAATTTCATAGAATTTTAAACTCCATAAACTGTAAATTCTTTTAATCGTGCCAATGGATTGCATCACAGCACCATTCTTGTTGATATGCAGAATTTTTCTGTCGATAACTATTCCACAATGCGCTAAAAAATTATTTTTAGTGTAAAATCCGCATAAATAAATTTTATCACGATTAAGATTTTTTTCTGTGACTTCTGCATATTTTACAATTTTTTTAAAATTTTTTTCGCCCTCTGGTGCTTGTGAAATATCGGTTATACTCTGCTCTAATGGTAGATTTATTTTTAACTCGTTTTTGAAAAATTCCAAAACAAGACCGTAACAATCCACATCTGGCAGAGTTCTACCACCTTGCTTATATCTCGCTAAAAGATATTTATCTATGTTAATTTGACACATAGATTATCCCCGGTGCGTTTTCAGCAGTGTAGCGTTTCTGTGGGAACTCGGTATTGACTAAATCTGCAAAACTAGCGGTAAAGTTTGCAGCAGAACCGGAGAAATTAACTGAATTTATAACCATTTCAATTTCAAATTCTTTTTGCAGTGTAGTCGGGTGCCATTGTGCAAGTGTGACAAAGTTCAAATTTTTATGGTCATTTCTCGTAATTCTTGAAAGATATTGTAAGATTTCACGATTTACATCACCGATGGAGAATGTTAAATCTTGAAAAGTATTGTCTGAACGCTCCGGCAGTGCCGCACTGAAACAGCTTGCAGAATAAACTTCACCGTCTAAAGTTACATCATTTTGTGATAATGCATACCGTAAAATTTTATTTTCAACTGCGTTACCTTGCCACGGTTGACCGTTGTATTTATAGCCTAAAGTTAAATTGAATGTGAGTGTTGTAATGGGGAATTTATCGCCGCTTGCCCATAATGCTTTGAGTGTTTGAAGTGCCATACATTATTCCCTCACGTCTAAAGTGAAACTCACTTTATACACAAAATTTGAAGTATTACGGAACTGCAAATCTTTATGTATCTCACCGTTTTTAATTCGTACAGTTCGTGTATTTACACTGTCAGAATTATCTAGTGGCAGATTCATAGTGAACCAATTTGAGCCATAATTTAAACTTTTATAAAAGTTCCAAAAATCAACCCACTGTGCGCCTGTAAGCATAAGAACACATGAAACAGAAAAATCACTAGCATTATATGGCATAGTCCTTTGTCTAGCACTGCCATCGGTGAATGTAGTTCTAATCAATGCCGGCTTATAATCTGCGCTGTAAGACTCTTGCAGTGGTTGCGGTAATGTATTTGGATAACTTAATATGCTCATTTAATACCCCACTCGTTTAAGGCCATAAGTCGATTCTAGTACACTAGCAGTATCACCGCCGGACCTAATATTTGCCACGAAAATATCAATCATCTGCTGGTCGTCACGTTCAGACTGTTGAACCGTTCCGGCCTTTGAACTATCTTCTATCAAATTCACTGTGATGCTGTTCTGTCGTAACATTTCAGCTGTATCTTTTCTTCCGGTAACTGTTGCCGGACCCTTTATAAGTTCCGGTCCAATTTCACCAACAAGACCAACCGCACCGCTAGGGATGTAGCCGCCTTTGTCGTATGCTCCGGTATAATTAATTGATTTAATTTGTCCGACTAACGCTAAACCTTGTGCCAGAACTCCGGCCCATGCAATTAAATTTTGTGGATATGGAGCCGCCATCGCATTTGCAGCACCTTGATATATTGACAGTATAGAACTAGCCACCGCAAAACTTTTCTGTAATGCGAAAAGTGTTTTATACATTCCCGAATTTTTTTCAAAACCTTGAGCAATATTGCCAATGTAACCACCTATCGCACTGCTTGCTTGCGCATATACTCCGGTTATCTGTGTAGCGGTCAATCTGGATTTTTCAAAATTTCCGGTTAAAACATTATCCCATGTCAGACCATACTTTTGCAGTTTATCCGTAAAAGCATCTAATGGTGTAGACTCTGACCAATCACGCTCAGTTTCACGCAGTCTATCTATCTGCTCTTTTCTTTTTTCTGCTTCACGCTCATAGTGTTCACTGTATAGCTCTGACAGTTTATCGAGGTGCAGTTGTGTGAGTTCTGTTTCTGTGGCTCTGTACTGCTCTTGCGTGATTGCACTCTGCTCCAATGCTGTTTTTAAAACAGTCATTCTGTCAGCGTATGTGGTGTTCTCTTGCTCAATAGCGTCTAATGCATTGAACTTCATCCGCTGAATTTCAGTGTTCAAATTCTCATAGGCTTTTCTTGCCTTGTCAGTTTCTTCAGCTAATTTTCTAGCGGCAGAACTTGCGGCGGTACTTCCAGAAGTTCCGGCTCCCGACATTTTGAAAATATCGTTATAATTTAATGATTTTGTTTTTAAAGAATTTTGTAAATTAATTCTTGTTTGAATCAAATCATCGTATGCTTTTTTGCGTTCAGCATCATTCTTTTTTTCAATATCTGCTAACTGTTTCTGAAAAGCATCTTCTGATGCAAGTTCAGTATTTTGTATCTGTTTATTTGCATCGGCTACACGCTTTCTTTCAGACATATAATAGTCTAGTAACGGATGGCCCTTTGGCAGTTGCAGAATTGCAGAAAGGTCAACCTTTCCGCTTTTCTTTACCAGTGCGGTATTTTCTAGGCCTAATTCCTTAATTTTAGCCAGCATTTTCACGGATAAATCGGCACGATTCATAACCTCGTATGTAGTGCCGTGAACAGTTTGAGCAATAATAGATCCGGCTCGTTCAGCGTATGCTTGTAGCTGTTTGTACCAAGTATCTAACTGTGCTGTTATATCGCCTAAACCCAAGCGAACAAAGTCAAACCATCCCTCAAAATATCCTATTTCAGCTTTACAAGTTTTTTCTCCGGCGTCAGATAAATTTGAGAAAAAATCTGCGAACGGTTGCCATAAATTTGATAGGCCGTTTGCAATAGTAGAAAATGCACCCTTGAACGCTCTGACAATTCCACCTAACGCTTGCTGTACTTCTGCGGATTTCAGCCATGCTGTAAAGCTGTCTAATGCTCTTGACGCTGTATAGATACTGTCTGCAATCTCTCTACCAACATCTCCGGTTGCGATGGCAGTCCACATATCCGACCATGCATCAGATAGGTTCTTTGTGGCTCCGGTCATTCCTCGCATTTGGAAGTTTAGCGTTTCAGCAAAATTATTTTTTGAAATATCAGATACATATTTCATTATTGATTCTGAAGTGTTATCTATAACGGACTTCTGACCCTTATATGATACTTCAATTTGATCACCCGTAGCCTTTGCCACAATACCCAATTGTTTTAAGGCTTTAACTTGACCGAGTGCAGCACTTGTAACGACTTGCGACACACTAGCTAGAGTGTTATTAGTTCCAACGGCAATCGCTGACAGTGCCTTGATGTTTTCCTCGGTCGGAACTATACCGCTCTTATTCAGATTTACAGCGGCGGCAGTTATATCATCGAACTGTTGCGGGATTTTTCGAGATAAATTATTTAGGTCATTGAATAAGATTTTTGCATCTTCAATATTTCCTGTAATCGCTGATAAACTAGACACTTTGCTTTCATAGTCTTTCAGTGAATTTACAATTTTATTGAAACTTGCAACGGCAGAAAAGGCCCCCGTCAATCCGGCGGCCATACCTTTGAATGAATTTTTTATTGAGTTTGCACAACTAGCAGATTGAGTTTTTAAGGTATTTAATGATTTGGTATATTTTTCAGTATTTAAACCGAGAACTGTTCCAGCGTAATTAACCGTTTTAGCCATTTTTTATTTTTCCCCTAAAAAAATTTCTCACATCATCGGCAGTCGTGTTTTTTTCTGAATTTATATTTTTTTCTTCCTCACTTTCAGCTTGTAGAATTTCCAACCAGATGTCAATTTCTCTACTTGGAAATTCCAACAGCACAGTTATCGGAACCCCGATTTCCCTTGCTACTCTTGCAATTAGTCTGCCGTATCGACAGCGGAAATTTTTTTTTCAGATTCAGACATGATTAAAAGTTTGGTGTTTTCTTCTAACAGTTTTTGCAGTAAATCGTTAGGTAAATCACACAATAAACTATAATTCTCGTCTTTCTCTGTCCTATTTCCCTCACTGTCACACAGTGCCATATTTAACGCAAATAACAGTTTTTCATCCTCTGACGCATTTTTTAAATCATTCTCAAAAATGAAGTAAAGGTGCATTTTTTCTCCGGCATTTAGTTCCCTCAAAAAAATTTTTGTATCAATTTCAGAAAAATCTTTTGCGTTCACTTCCACAATTTTTAATTTATTTGTGGCTCTATACTTATTAATCAACTCAGCATACATTTTTTTCTCTCCGTGTGTTATGACGCATCAGTAAAAGCTACATCGCCATTGATACGCATACTGATTTTAGCTTTCACGCCATCCTCATTTGAACCGCCTACAAGGGCATAACCGCTGATTGCGGCTTGGAATTTGGCGGTGTCACCGTTCTTCCATTGTACTTTCACCCAGATATTAGATCCGGCTTCTGCCGCTGTTTTCAGTGCCGCCTGGTTTGTATCTCCGGCATACTTGTAATAAGTAACTTCCATTTCGGCAGTATCTTTCATACCAGCCATATATCTTTTTGTGGTATCTGCTAAAGTTGTCTGCTCCACAAATGCACCGGAATTGCCAATATCGCCAATTTCGGTGATGCCATTCCACGGTGACCATGTACCGGAGTTTGAGTCCGGATCTGCGGTGGCAGTGGAATAGCCAACAAGCATTCCGGCGATTAGAGTAGCGTTCTGCGGTGTATATGAAAAAATTGGTGTTACAGCCATTTTTTTATCTCCTATAGAAAATAATTAACGTCAATATTTACTTTTCACTGTTTCATTATAATTTGTTTCGAGGTCCTCTGCTATTGCTTTGAATAGCTGATTTTTAACCCGATTAAAACTCGACATAACCCAATCATTACCGGGGATTCCATTAACATAACTGTCACTAGAAACTTTCTGCCGATTCTTCAAAATATGACGCATACTAGATTTGTTCGCTATGCTATGTGATTGAGTTCCAAAGTTTAGCCATACTCCGGCATAGGTCGTGGCCTTAATTAAATGCTTTCTGCCATTGTGAAAACTGATTCTTTCTTTATCTAAATTTTTCACTCCGACAATTAATTTAATATTGTTATTTTTAAAACTTACACGGCCTTTCAAACCTTTCTTCAAAAATCCGCTATGTGGAATACCCCACTTGTTTAACTTGCCTTTCGCCTGTAGAGCGTCACCGAGTGCAGTTTTTTCAGCGTTTTGAAGTAATTTATTTCCACGTTTTAGCGAACTTCTAACTATTTTTTTTCTTAATTTTGGCTCGGTTTTGGCTAGATCTGTGATGTACCTCTCAATACATGATAGGTCTATATCAATCTGCCATTCGTCTTTTAGAGCCATAATTTTTTAACCTATAAAAAATTTAATCTATCACATCAATGTTTAATTTAAGTGTCAGTACGGAACTATAGAAATAATCTACATCCGGATCAAAATCTAAATCATGCAACGATTCAAAAAAAATATTTTTTATTCCCGAAGTATCATCATCATCGAAACTTTGATCTAGTAGACTATCTACCACCGCATCCGCATCGGCCCTATCTCTGGAACTGATTATAATTTTAACCGTTGCCCAAAACAAAGTTGAACTCATATCTAAAGTTCTTGTTAGTTCTACATCTTGCAGATTAAAGCATACAACAGATTGATTACGGTCATGGTCTGGAACGAAGTCACAATATACTGATACATCACTTCCGACAATCCTTTCAATCCAAGATTTTATAGTAGTTCTACTCTCTGCTAACATCTTATGTGTTCCTTATCCGTGAAGTATCATCATTCATAATGACGGTTAAAATTATGCTGTCTGCTTTCCAATCCGCAGTTATATTCACAATGTCATACTCATAACCCTGATATACGACTCGGAATGTATTATTTATATCTTTCAGATAGCGTATTTGCAAAGTCAGCAAATTATTTGCTAAAACTGTGCTGTTCCGTAACTGCTCACGAGTAGTTACAGGTCGCACGTTGCACCATACATCATAAGATGTAGTACCATCATGGGATTTAATGGTGATTCTTTCGTTTAATTTTCCGCTTTCCATTACGCTTGCGCTATCCTGAACTGATTTAATATAAACATCGCCGCACCCGGTATTTTTTCAGCACTTCGATCATTATAGAAACTGTCTATAATCATCAACTCGGCAATTTTAAGCTGGTCATTATACATAATCTCATTATCTTCTAATTCGCTGTTAGATTCTGTGATTATTGTCCGATTTAGGTATGTATTCATTAAATTAAATGCAGAATTTTCTAATTGTGACAAATAATCATCATCATAATTATGATCAATTCTGCACTGTACCTTAATCTCTGGCAGTGTGGGTCTTGTTACTGCGGTCATACAACCCCCCTCTTATGCAATTTGATAACTACCGGATCTAGTTCGCTCGCTTTATATCTGCCAGGTTGTAAGGTTATAACTTCCCAACCGTTTGGAGAATACGGAAAAGCTTTTTTTATTTCAATTTCCACATCTGCCATATCCACTCGTGGCGAATTGTCAATTTTTAGATTTTTTTCTTCTGTCAAAAAATTATTTTTTTCTTCAGTAAAAATTTTTTTAGGTGGTCTGCCTCGTTGTGCCATTTTTTTTATTTCCTTTGTAAAAAAGGGCCGTGTTACCGACCCTCCTATGTTTATGTTTTTGTTCTTATGGAAATAGCTAACTTATGCTCCGGTAACAGCAACACACAATACTTTGAGTGCTCTGTAGTCCTGAATTAAACCACCTACACGCTTGATAGAATACAAACCGATGTATGGCTTGTTAGAGTACATATCACGCAGAACCCCAATACCAGGTCTTTCGAGAATTGCATAACCCTGACGCATATCGCCGAACACGATAGGACAAGCATTAGCGGCCACTGCTGGCAGATAATCGTCAATTTCAATAGGGTATCCGAGTAAGGTTTCCGGCATATTCAGAGATACATCTCCACGACCGAAAATGCCACGATGTTCGCCATCAACCAAAGTCTGCTGTAAAGCTGTATAGGTTGCAGTGCTCATATACCATTTTGCATTAACACGATAAGCATAGTTCAAACTGTCTTTGATAGCATACAGTGAATTTAATGTAATTTCGGTTGCAGATTCAGTATTAATCTGTTGCAGTTTGTTCCATGTTCTCTGTGTGTCGTCTTTGGCTTCACGGAGTGCAGACAGAATACCGTTTGGTTTGTCTGTGCCGTTACCGGAAATAAAAGCTGCTTCTTCTTTATCCGCAAAAGTGATAGCCAGGTCACGGGCAAAACCTTCTTCGAAATTGTACCAAGTATCAGCCAGGAAGTTCTGTGTATACTGTGGGAATGCGTATAACTCGCCAACAGTGGCTGTAATTACATCATACTCCTGAGCATCGGTTGCAGTTCTTGCAGAAGTTTCACCAACCCAACCGGAAGTGATACCGGTCTTTTTATAAGGTCTTTGATAATTCTTTCCAGCTGCCTGAATAATGGTTGCGTTGCGGCGAATTGTTGAACGTGGGGTAAGCAGTTCCACAACACGTTTATCCAAACCATCAGGGCAGATATAACCGCCGTTTGCATTAGTACCCTCGGAACCAGCCGCACGAAGATTTAAAGCATCTCCGGTTTTCAAATAGTTATGGAAATTTTTTTCATACTGCTTTGATGGATCTTCTGCCTGAGCAGTTCCGGTTATCGGATTAGATAACTGTGCAATCTGTGTTTTGAGTGATGCAATTTCTGCATCTCTCTTTGAAATTTCTGCGTCATTCTGTGCAGTCTGTGCAGTGCGCAGATTTTCGATTGCTGCATTCATTTTTTCAATAGTTTCAGCGATTGAACCTTCCATTTTATTTTCTCCATGATCATGATTTTGA